GACACGTAATAGCACTTTGCACAAAATTTTCTTCCCCATTGCCTCATTCTTTGTGCATTTTGCCAATAGACACAAAATATAGTACCCACACCCCTTAGGGTAGGGGAGTGGGTACTGAATGTGGTTATACCTTTGTAGTGCTGATCTTTACCAGGTCTGCTTCCTCGTTGCTCAACTCGGTTCCGGATACACGGTTCAGCCCGATGATATTACCGGAGCACGTGCTTTCAAATCTGAATGCTGCCGTATAGTAATTGTCCGAAGTAGTAGGGATAACGCTATTGCAGACAACCCTGTTGCCATTGGACGTTCCAAGGAACTTGAAAGCATAGTCATCAGCCCACTTTGCCCGACGGCTCACAGTATTGAAACCGATCTGACAAGCGGATCCATTGCTACACACAATCGGGTGGTCAATGGACTGGAACATGTTTCCGGTGATAATAACACCCTGGCTATTGGTGACCGCGACACCCGCGCTTTCTTGGTCGCCGATGAACTGGCAATTGGTGACCGTTCCCGCGCTGTTGATAAACTCAACGCACCGGTCGTGCGCGTTGAAGTAGCAGCTATCAAGGGTAACCTGTGCTCTGCCCAGGTTAGTACAATAGATGCACCTGATGCACTGGTCCGCAACGTAGTTGCGAATGAAGATATTCCAGGCCGTAACATTAGTGCCACTGTTGATCTGGATACCATAGTGCGGGCTAGCACATTCGCAGTCATCGATGAAGATATCGCGAATATCATTACTGTTGTAAATGATGAACTGCGAACTATCGCCCTTGAGGCTGCTCATGCTGCTAATGCAGTTATAAAAGCGAATGGACGCGTTGCCGGAAATGCCGGACACACCGCCCGACGTCTCATCAAGCACGAAAGAGCAGTAGCCCTCGGAACTGCTGTAGAAACAGTCGTGAACGATGTTGGACACCTGTACATTGACAGTATTTTTATAGTAACCGACGCGTCGGCCACCGATGCAATGGAAACTGTCGAAAAAAATTCGTCCGCACTTTACAACCTCGGTGAACTGCCCCACGCTCTCGACGGTCGCACATAGTGTGGCATTGACCAGGTAGGACCGTTCCGGGGCACCGTCCGATGCCGAGATGCAGGCAGCCGACGTATCGAAAGCAATCACACCACCGCAAAAGTCATAACGAACATGACTTTCCATGTAGATTTTCTTAGTCACATGGTATGGCGTAGTAGCAGTGACCTTTCCCGACGGGGTGCCCCACGATCCTTTGGAGGGGAACAGAATTGTGCCGGAAAAGCTATTCAGTGCACCACCCCGGAACACGTCGGACAAGTCGGTATCAATAAACCAGTCGCCCAGAATTTGCCCGGCAGTAATATTATATTTACCGCCCGACGCACGCTTAAAATGCAGCTTGCAGGACGCCATAGGCGCTTCCATTGTAATGGTAATGCCGGATGCCAGCAGAATGGCCCCGTCCGCCATGAGCGGGCAACCTAGGCTGACCGCCTGAGTGATCTTGTACGTACCTTTCGGGAAATACAAGTCCAGGCCGCTTGCAATGGCCGTCTTAATGGCTGCCGTGTCGTCTGTGCTGCCGTCGCCTTTTGCTCCATATTCTTTCACATTGGCATAGGTAGCAGTTTGCTTTTCAAGGGCCGCAACGGTGCTTTCCAGCTTCTTCACCGCCTGGGTCCGGGCTGCCGTCTCGGCATCCAGGTCGTCTTGCAGGTCCTCAATTTTAGAGTTTACCGACGTGGAAAGCTGGGTAATTTTGTTATGGGCGTCCACATCATACACCGCATAGCTTGTGTTGCTCGCCTTGATATTTTTCACATTGGGCATGATCACACCCCCTTAGCTTTCATGGGTACCGTTGGTAATTTTGATGGTTTCGGATGCGCTGTCATAGGTCACCTCAACGCGGGTCAAGTCCTCGATGCTCTGGGCCAGGTTGAGCGCCTGCGTGGCCGTAGTCTGGGCTGCCGTTGCGGTGGTCTTTGCCGCGTTCGCCGTAGTCTGGGCTGCCGTTGCGGTGTTGTTTGCGGTGGTCGCTGTACTTTTGGCGGAATCTGCCGCAGTCTTTGCCGCGTTCGCCGTTTCCTGGGCCGTCGCTGCGGCAGTTTTTGCGCCCTGTGCGGTGCTGTTGGCACCCTGCGCGGTGGAAAGTGCGTTGGCCGCCTGGCTACGGGCTGTGGCGTCTTTCACATTGATGGAAGTACCGGCTACATTAAAAATAGATACATCAGGCATGGTTATTTCCTCCTTATCGTCCTACGATTTTGATAGTTTGGGTAGCGGGGTTGTACTCGTGCGTGTCTCCCGCAACAACGATTTTTTGCGTGTCCTCGAAAAATCCGAGAATAAGAGTCTCGGTTTCATCCTCATATTTGGCATGATCAAGACCCAGAATATACGCGAAAATTTCGTTTACGCTGGTTTCCACGCAGTTGGTGCCGGGCACGTACTCGGTGCCGATCTGCATATACTGGATGACCCGGTACAGGTCATTATCCAGCCAAACCAAGGTATTGATTCCCCGGTCAGCACTTGCGGTAGTTTTGAGTTTCTCATCGAATGGCGTAATAGCCGCCTTGATAGACCCCCACAATTCATCAAAATTGCCAATTTTGGTCCAATACTCGGTCCTTTCCAGGGACACACCAGAGGGCACCGGCTGCACAGACAAATACGCATTGCCGTTTTTGTCCACAACAACGGTATTTTCTTCATACTGGCTTGTAATGTCCCATAAAAGCGGATTCGCATACTTGATGGTTGCCAAACTAATAAAATTTTCCAGCTTGTCGGAAAATTCACCCATTTTCTGCAAAATCCAGTCAAGATTTAAATCGTGAAAATTGGTATAGGGGTACCCGTGAATTACACCCATTTTATCACCTCCTAGTATACAAGCAGGCAAAATTTCTGCTTTATATCGTCCACAATTTTTGCGACGATGTTTTCAGATGCCAGGGCGATTTCTGCTGCTACCAGACTTTGCGCCGATTTACCGGCCCTGCCCTGGTAGGTTTCGGTATCGGTGTATTTATTGGTGCCCTCGGTCTTATCGGTGCCGGTGCTGGTGATGGTGTTTCCCGTTCCAAGCTGGGTTGTGTTTTTCTCCGCCATTTGAAGCTGCGCGGAATCGAACCCCACCACTTCCCGGGTGGTGGAATCGCTTCCATCATTCCGGCCCGTGGTGGTCAGATTCGGGGACCGGGTGTTGCTATCTTCCCCGGAATGCTCAAGGGTCCTGGTCCGCTCGTCGGTATCCAGAGGATTATATTCCAGGCCCAGGGCCTTTGCGTACCGGGTCCAGCTCGGAAGCATCACGGCGGAATAGGCAGCCAGTGCCCGGGCCATGACTGGCCCGCTGCTGATCATAACTTCCAATTCCATGGTTTCGCTGAGCAGATACTCAATCACCGTGGCTTTGTTGACTTCCTTTGGCACCTGTAACCCGTCAAACAAAGAGGGGTACCCGATCAAAAGCCCGTCAAAGCTGATTGTCGCGTGCATCTGTGGTCACCTCCTGCGTACCGGTGTCGGGCGGGAATCGCCAGTCTACCCACAAAGTAGATTTGTCCAGACCAAACAACTTATGTACACGTTCACATCCCCGCTGCAAGCTGTCCAGCCACAAAGACGCCTTTGCAGCCGTTTCCACGTTGTTGGAATTGACCTCATCGGTCAGCATCCGCTCCTTTTTGCTAGTGTTGGTGTTGGGGATGCCCACTTCGGTATCAAACAGCGCCTTAATGGTTTTCAAAGCGGTCAAAAGTTCGTTGGTGATGAAATTGCCTTTAAGGTCCGTGGCAAAGTACATCCAAGGGGCCTGCCCAGAGGCACCGCTTTTGTACGTTTTGAGCAAGGCAGAATCGACAAAGACGGCGGGGTTGCCCTGCATGATCTGGTCGAACATCTTTTTAAAAGATTCCGCCCCCGCCTTGTTACCGGCTGCGAACACGTAGGCGAGGCGGCTGTTGATCAGATTGCTTTGGATGGTCTGGGCCGCAAGGGCCATCATATCCCCATAGTAGGCCACGATATCAACCATGCCCCGGTAGTCTGGCTGTAGATGGATGATTTCACATTGCTTGCCGATCTGCAAATACTTTGTGCCCTTGATAAAAGAGTTTGCAACCACCGTGTGGGTGGGGTTGTAAAAAACGTTGATACCGGTCAAGCCCATATGATCATATACAAGGCCGTATCTGTCGGTATTGAATACAGATACACCGCCTTCACCGAAAACCAGGTATTCAAGCCGGTTCTGCGGCCAGGTATCGGGCAGCGTCCATTTAACCATAGACACCGCTTCTAGGAAAAGATATTTCCTGAAATAGTACGAAAGGGCGTTTCCCTTTGTGTGTACTACCGATGGAGTGACCGGGGAAGTGTAGGCGTTGACCTGCTCATAGCTATAAGGTGGAACACTCACAATAAACGCCCCCTCCTAGCCATTTTGAACATGAGCCATACCGGGATTTTACCCGTCGGCCAGGGCCCCGGGTCCGGGTCCGGGTCAGGGTCCGGGTCAGGCCCCGGGCCGGGGTCTACGCTTGCATCCCATTCCACATCATAGACGCCCCGGGCATTCGGGACACCGATAATGCCGGACGGGTCCAATAGCGCCCCGCCTGCGGTGGCATATTCCCAGTGCGTGTGTATGCCGGTGGCGTTACCGGTCTCACCCTGGGTGCCGATAAAGTCGCCTTTGGTGATAGTATCGCCTACGTGCCAGAGCTGGCTTGCAAAATGAGCTGCGCGCCAGGTGCGGCCGTCCGCCATCTGCACCTTGATCATGTTGCCCCAGGACTGGTCCCCGGTGATGGTGTGGCCGTCCCATACCTGGGCCACCACTACAATACCAGATGCCGGGGCGAAAGCCTTGTGGTCACCATGCACCGTATCAATGCCCCGGTGGGCCGTGCCATCGGGGTACGCCGGGTACCCGGCGGTTACGGTAATAGTCGGCATATCCGTAATACTCTGCTTGTATGCCAAAATATGCACCTCCTTACTCATAGAAAAAACCATTTTTGAGATAGCTTTTCACGCTGTCAATCTCTGCTGCCGTAGCAGGTAGGGAAATATCGGGGTCGTCTACCATGATATACCCGGGGATACTGGACAACTGTACCCGTCGGCACAAGGGCCGCCCGTGGTCCTCGTTGTTGTCGTCGGCGATACGCTGAAAATACGCTTGCAAGTATCCAGGGGCGGTATAGACAGAAACCGCACCGGCGGTGCCTTTGTACTGGGCGGTGGTTATGCTTTTCTCGGCTGCATCGCCTACAGCATTTAAAACCCCGCCAGCATCGGTATTACCGGCAAAGAAGTCCGCAACCCCTTTGGCAAATCCATATAGGCCATTGGCTGCTGCACTTACAACATCCCCGACACTATCAAGAGTCTGGTTTGCAATTTGAGCCAGGGAAACAGTAACCCCCACTTGCGCCGATCTCACAGCTATAATTTTTGTAAAATTCGAATCGGCCGATACATACAGGTAACCCATGCCGCTATACATGTCAATAACAGTTTTGAGATGCAACGCATCGGAATTGACCACTTTAGTGGTGTCGATCTGGATTTCTCCAAACGGCGGATAATACAAAATGTAGGTGCTGTATGGGCTCATGTTGACATAGGGCCCCCGATCTGATGCTTGCGGATGCTTCGGGATTCCTACGGCGTCAATGAAAGTTTTGGTGTCGAACCCGCTATTTACTATGCCTGCCTGGAAAGAATCTCCAAGGGTGATATCCCACCACCCCACGGTCAGGCTAGATGTGGATAATGCGGGGTCCGATGGTGCATCAAACGGAAACCACATACACGATACAAGGTACTGGTAGGGATTGAAAAGGGCCTTTGTCAGTCCCTCGCTGATTTCCTCGGCGTCCATGCCTAGGTAGTCCGTATTTGACAGCAGCGCTTTTCGAAACTCCCGAAAAGCCGCGTTACTCATGGACCAATACGTGGTGCACCCAAAACCGACATAACCGGAACATATCACAGATACAATATAGCTACCCTGGTTCACATCATCGCCGAAAATTTTGGTGCATGGATTTTGTGCACTGGTGTACTCTGCGGTGGTAGGATAAAGGGTATCTACAATATTCCCGTTATACTGTGCCGACGACCGGAGCACATACTCGGTAGCGCTGCCGATCTGGTCCCGGTAGCTTGCCAGAGCATCCACCACCAGCGAACCCGTCCATAGTCCATCGTCAAACGTCCAGTTTTTCACCCAGTAGTAACGCCCCCATGTGGGGATATAGCAGTAATTGTATCCGGTGGGGTTGGCATTGGTAGCAATCTTGATTTCGGGATTGATAATGTTACAGGGGGATTTCACCTCGATGTTATACGGGGTGCCGCTGGTGGGGCGTTTGGTGCTGTTGGTGCGTTTTGGGAAAACATAAAAGGTTGCTTGCACGTGGGCACCTCCTTATAAAATATCGGCGGGCAGATGCCCGCCGATGGTCAGGACTTCGCCGGGTCAGCCTCTTTGATGGTAGAAGATTTCAGCAGACTTGCGCGCTTGAGACTGTCGGGCGCGGTAACGTCGCCGGACGTCATAAGGAAAAGCACTGCATTCTCGGTGAAGTCATCGTACCAGGACCAGCCGTAGTGATACCAGAAATTAGTGTACAGGCCACGGGCATTCATCGGCGTGGGGACGATACGGGACAGACGCGGAGTGTAGCCGATTGCGTCAAAGTCCAGCAGGCAGCCAAACACGTTGGAAAGCTGCACCGCTGCATTTTTCTGGGCCACGCCTGCGGTGGTAGTGACTACCGGGGTAGCGCTGATCTGGTCGCGTTCGTCGATGTTCTGCCAGAACGTGATCAACTCGGCGTCGCGGTATTTCAGCAGGTTGTCATGGTACACCTGCGGAATCACTTTAGCGTCGATCTGGCTTTGGGTGCCGCTGTAGAGATACAGGTGCTGCCGATCATACGGGGTATGCCGCATCAGGTCATACTTGGTACCACCGATGGTCCAATTCTGGTGCCATTTGATGGACCGTTCCTTGAGCAGCCGGGAAATATCGTTGATGCGTCCATATGCATAGACGGCAAAGCCGGGGAAGTTTGCTTCCTTGTACACATCCTGCACCGTGAGGCTGGTGCCCTGCTGGGCATTGTATTCATCCAGCAGATACACAACACTGTCTGGGTTCGTGACGGTCATGCCGGTAAGGTGGTTCGCCATCAAGTTAGCGGCCAGGTTCCGCCGGTCGGCCTCGATCTGGTTCGACAGATGCAGGACGAAAGAGGACCAGAACTGCGCCAGTTCCTCGGGCCCTTTGAATGCCGCTTCCATCTGGGTGTCTGCCTGTGTGTACACACGGGAATAGTTGGTCTGCCCGTAGTAGTTGGTTTGAAGCACTTTGGGCTTGTGTACTTCGTACATGTCCACAGACTGACCATCCACCAGCGCCCACGCCTTATCAGTCACGGGGTCAGAATCGCAGAAGTTGATTTTGCGACGATGGTTTGCCCAGTCGTCGCCGGTGACCTGCAAGTTGCGCATAGGTGCATCGTAGGGCCGGACCGCAAAGATGGTGCGGCCAAGGACCTGGGAAATGGCTTTGGTGTAGTTGTCGGTGCCGGTAAGCAAAGTTGCCTGTGCCACACTGGTAAAAGTGGACGTATCCACGATAGGGGTGCTGGATTCCTGGCCGGTGGCAATTTTGTTGATCTCGGTCAAAATCGCGGAAATGTCCGCAAAATCCATGCCAAGGGGCATGTCAGTTCACATCCTTTCCATAAGTAGGGTCAATAATTCGGGCCGTGATGGTATCGGCGGTGGCTGCGGGCTGCTGCTGCACACCCATACTCACCGCGTTGGCCTGCATGGTCTGGGTCATGGCCTGCATAGCCTGGGTGCTGGCCTGCTGCCCCTGCAAAATCTGCTGGAGCAGAGTTTCCAGGCCGTCATACTGACCGCCTGGCTGTGCGGGCGGGGTGGTCTGCTGCTGATTCTGTACGGTGGCCGGGGCCACCGTGGGCGGGACCTGCTGCGGAATTACAGCAGGGGCCGGATTCTGTGCGGGCGCTTCCATGGCCTCGATCTCTTCTCTGGTGTAGCCTGCGATAGCAAGGGCCACTTTTTCACTGATTTTCAATTTCCGTCGCCTCCATTACAACGTATTTGGCAGAGGCCAGGCATTTGACTACCTGGTTTTTATCGCCTTTCGTGACAGGGCCCACCGCGCAGCACTGCCGCGTGTGGGCGTCGTCGGCCCAGTCGCTATAGTAGTCGATTTTCAATCGTGCGCACAGGTCAGCCAGCAGAAACGCGCGCTCGTTGGTGATAGCCTGGGCGAAAATGATAAAACAGCCCATTGGTCAGCCCTCCTTTTTCAGGTCATCCAGGGCCAGCCGCATTTCGGTAATGGCGGCGGTGTTCTCCTTGACCACAGTGTTGCATTGGTACCACATGAGCAAAAACGCCGCAATGGGAAAGCCAACATTGGAAATAGCCTGCATCAAACTAGTCAAATCCATTTTTTCAGCACCTCCTATAGATACAAGTAAATCCCCGGTTCTCGCGCTGGCTGACGCTTGCCCGCCGCTTCTGGCGGCTGCCGATGGGCACCGGGGATTATCTTTATTATATTCGATTGTGAAAAATTGTCAAGCCCCGCAATATTCACGGAAGAAAATTTCGTCTGAGTAGCGCTCAAATTCGATCTGTCTTTGCAGGTAGGCGGGCCAAATGTAGCCATACGCAGCACGGAACCGTTTTCTCTCAAATTCGCCGGTGCCATACATCGGCATATTTCCGGACCGGTGCCGACACACATAGTACAGGGGCTTGCTTTTGTGCTCATAGATGCAGCACCGTCCGATCTGCACCAGAGGGTAATACTCCCGCAGGGGACGGGACACCACAAGGCTTTTCTCCTCTGCGCTGTATTGGTTTTCGATAGCTGATCTGTAAAAGTCGGTGCCGCTCATGGACCGATAAAGGGCGGTGCTAGCTTTCTCCTTTGCTATGGGGCTGTCTACAAGGTCAATCAACAAAATACCTTTATCGGCCAGCAGCTTGACCCGCTCTTTTTTGCCGATCATTTGTTCCACCGTATCGGTGATCTCCCATTGCATGTAATACGGGTTTGCCATTCCTACCGCATTTGACATACAAAGCAGGGTCAGGGGCTTTTTGCCCTGCAATTCGCGGTTGCGGTTGACCGTCTCATAGATATTGGCAAGGCCCACGCCCTCACCGCGCCGGTAGTAGTCCGATTCCTCTTTCTGGTATTCGTCCAGGATTATAATATTAGTGTGCGGACTGGAAAAACCACGGGTGCGGGCCAGTGTAACAACGCTGCCCACAACTCCGGCCATTTTGGCCGGTTTGATGGGACTGCCGGTGTCAGTGTATGCCCCTGCGTTTCCCACTTCATACAGCCCCGCTATTTTGGGAAGTTTGAACGGGACATAGTGCGTTTGCAAATCATCGTTGAGCGGGGACCATGGCCACATGCTGGGCGATGCACAAATCAGTTCTGCCTGCTGCGGGGTGCGGCGCAAGTACAAAAATTCTTCCCCGGTCTGGTGCACGTGTTTCAATGCTCCATAGGTCTTGCCGGTGCCGCGCCCTCCCCATATAAAAATGATGGGTGCACCGGTAGACAAGATGCCGTCTTCCTCGGAAAAGTTCGGCCATCCGTCGTCTGTATATAGCTTAATCATTAAACCACCTCCATGATCTTATAGCCGAGTATTTTTGCATACTCGTCAGTAATGCCGAGTGTATAAGTGTTGTCGCAAATACACAGGTTGCGGGTTACATGTACAGTATGCCCATCCACCACAAAGTCGGGGACCTTTGGCCGGTCATTATAGACCACCTGGTTACCGGCCGCAAGGCAGAACGTAAAGCCCGGCTTGAATGCATCGAAACCGCCCCACAGGGCCAGCTCCAGACCGCCTTTGTGTTTGCTCACTCCTGCAATGGTGGTCGTGATGGGACCACCTTTGGTGTACGTAGTTGCATACTTTTTTGCACCCCACGTCATAAACTCGGCATAGCTGTGTTCCTGCTCATACACGCCCATGTAGTGCACATTGCCTTTACGGTCAGTAGCGCAAGCGCCGTTGTCTTTGGCAAGCTGTTTCACAGCTTTGTTAAAATCGGACAAGTCTATTGTGCCCAAATATTTCACACTATCGGTATCACAGTACACACCATTTTTACCAGCTGCCCATTGTGCAATTTTAAGGCGTTTCCGGGTGTGGGCAGTTGTCCAGACGCCCCATTGATATGGCAGGAAAAGGTGCGGGCAATGGTCGTTATAGCTGCCCTCCGGGTCGTCGGTGCATTCGCTCCACAGGTTGTCAGGGTCGTCCTCGTCGAAAAGAGTATCCAGTTGTAGCGGGTCCTGTGCGGTCATACCGTAGTAGCTATTCAAGTCGCCTTTGGATTTGACATAGTAAAGTTCCTGTCCTGGTATGCCTTTAAGAGACGTTTTGCCGGTGTAACTGTCTTTTACACAGTCCGTCAAGGGCTTCGGCAGTTTGCCATAGTCGGACGTGTAAAGGTCTAGTACATTTAGGGCGTCCCAGTCGTATTCCTTTGCGATAATGCGAAAGTCAATATCCGTTATGGTGATCTCGAAATGATCTGCCGATAACAAACGACCGTTGTCGTTTATATATCCCTCACAGTGCCGGACCTTTGCCAGTGGGATATACGGGAATCCCCACCATTTATACCGTTGGCGCAGTCCCTTTACCTGCAAGCGCATGAGGCACGCTTTTCCGTGCCGCATGCATTGCATGAGACGCCCGACGGTGGCCGGTTCCTGCCGGAATGGAGTCATAGGGAAATAGCATTCACATTGCGTAGCAGGGTACGCACTTGACATATCCACAGACCCCACATTTTCCAGGTGCAGCCCCACATAGTACCGGTTTGCGTGGGTGTCACCACCCCGGAAAGCTTCCCGCAACATCTGGTATAGGTCCCACGACGGCAATAGCCGCTTCACACGTTTTATGCCCCATTTGTACATTGCATCCCGGGCCATGCGCCGGACGTACCCGGTGCGGGTCAGTGGTAAAGTATAAAGGTCGTCCCCGTCACGCTGCATCTCTATCAAAAGGCATTCCACGATACAGCGCACGTCATTTATACAGTATGCCAGTTCGGCGGATGTTAGAGGGGTCCAGGGGTACCGCACTTTGGAGTAGTCAAGCGTGCCGGTCAACTTTGCATGAGGTGCTCCAAGCTGTCTCCCCCATGCATCCAGGGACAAGTTACTGTGTCGCATACTGCACCGATATTCAATAGCGCGGTTGTCACATTTTAATACCCTGCGAGGCTTGCTGGCAAACACATCGCCCGGGCCAAAATCCAGAACACCCGACAGATATTGGAATTCGTGGGCAAGGTTATGGACGTACATACACAAAAACCAGTCACCCTGAGGGCCGCTGTTGGCTTGCAAGTAGTCACTGATTGCGCCTGTAAATTTTTTCCATTCATCCCATGTTCGGCCTATGATGGTAATATCTAAACCTAGCTGACATTGCCATATATACATTATGGTGTGGGGGTTGCCGTCTGCATCTACGCATACCCGGCTTGTTTCAATATCAAACGCGCATGGCATATTCACATACAAGCGCTTTTTACGGGTCTTGCGCTTCTTTCCTTTGGTATGCTTGCGGTCCAGGTGCTCCATTATCCAAGGGACAGGGTTATAGTTACAAGCCTCCGCCAAAACCTCCGCGCAAGTCGGAGGAACTGCTGCCGTCGCTGTAGTCCCAGTCTTTTCCATAGCTTACATCTCCTTGTTGCCATTCGACAAAATCGTCAATGCTGACATTATAGCCGCCTTTCTCCCTCCAGTACATGACCGGCTGGTCTGACGGATAGTAGTACACGCCGGACGCCTTGACGATCTCCCACCACTCGGACAATGCCGTGTATTGATCTTCGGGCACATCGGCGGTATCAATGCCACCTACTATCATTTTTTGTTTGAACTCCTCCCGGGCACCACCTACGGTAGAACCTTTGGAACGGACAAACCGCGCTACATCCGCCAAGGCTTGCTCCAATACTTTTCGGTCCCCGCGCATTGCCTTTATGGTCGGGAACCCTCCGGCAAATTCTTTGTAAACGTCACTGGTCCCGCTGATAGGGTCCTGTGATAGACGTTTTAAACGTTTTTGGGCTATATCGCGCAAGCGCGTATATTCCTTGCGCATCTGACTGTCCGGCCAGGATTCCAGGGCGTAGGGGGTGTACAGTTCCGGACTGTATTTGAGGGTTGCCCGTGCTTTAGCTGCACCGGTTGCCATGCTTGCCACGCTCCTTTCTATCCATGATCATATGATACCAGTCAAGGGGGTTTGCATCAATGCCCAGGCCGTCAAACACGGTTTTTGCCCAGGCGGACCGGAAAAAAGCTACATCCTTTGCGACGACACCACTATACACAATCGCGATGGCAAGATACAGCATAGGGTCGACGCATTCAATATGGTTTCGTTTCAAGTGGTTCCCCTCCTATAAAATAAAGCCGCCGCATATGCGGCGGCTCCGTGTCGAATCAAACCAGGTTCAGGGAAAGCACCTGTCCTTTTTTGGTACTGATGAGAACCGGCTTGATCTTCACCGGCTCCGTCCACGTGTCAGGGGTTCCCAGCAGCGTAAACATACGCTTGAGGGACTGATAAACTCCAATGGATACGCACGCATAGGACTGGCCGTCCTCGGTGATCAACACAACGCGCGGTGCAAGGGTTTTATCCTCCGGGCTGTTCTCCTTGCTCACCTCCACGCATTCCACGGATACATGCACCAGGGAAAGCTCCTCGTTCACGTGCTCTTTCAACTTGTTGGTAGGGTTGCTGGTCGCATTGTAAAACGACACAGCCGCGGAACGGTCGGTCAGGTTCATATCAGTGTAACCAACCCCCGTATTCATCACATCGGAAACCATAACGGCACCATTGTTTTCGGACTTCATAATAGCTTCGGACATAATACAAAACTCCTTTCATCTCTGCCCTGTCATCATCAGTACCGGGCGGGCGGTCCCGGTAGACGGCCCGTGGGGCCGTTTCGACTATTCATAAAATGCTTTGGCGTATTCTTTCAAGTATGTACTCATAAGACCCCGCTCTAGTCAACCAGGCGTCGTGCCACACAGGCCCATACTCTTCAAGCATGGCATTGTGCTTTGCTCGTTTGATTTCACAACTTAGCATCTTCTCAATGCGGGTTCTGGTGTCCTTGCACCCCGCTTGATAGTTCGCCAGTGATTGATCTTCGGGCGGCATGTATTCAACCGCCGAAATTGAGCCGTCCTCATGAACGGTAACAATGAATTTACGGATTTCCATGCTTCTCCTCCTGTTCTGTAAGCTGCACAATCGAAAGCGCATAACGTAGACCGTCAAAAAAACCATCAAAGTACAAAGTGCTATGTTGATACTTCCGTAACTCACGTACAAGAGACTGCGAATTGTTCATCAAACGAATTATCCGATCTATAATAGACTGGTACCTATCCATTACTTTAATCCTCCTTACCGATACCGGAAACAACGCTGGCCATTATCAGCAGGTCAGTACCTCCGCACCTCTTCACTGCACGGACAAGCACCTGGATGCAGTCAACCAAATCTTTCATTGTGACCTTGTCCATGTTGTCACTCTCTATAGTAACAGCATCATCTTCAATTACTAGCTTGATTTCAGCTTTTTTCATGCTTTCGTTATCCTGCACCTCACTTTCAAGATAGTGTTTCCAGCAGGATTTGCAATCATGAATACAAACATATCCATGATCAATAGGACAGGGGCCTACGATCTGGTCCAGATACCCGGCCAGTGCATTGATAGCCGCTTGTCCGTCCATTGCCCATGCAAAGTGCTTCATAAATAGGTCAATGTTTCTCATTTGTCAACCAGCCTTTCTTGTTTCGTGCTCCAATATTTATTGGATTATGTATATTATACCATCTATCAAGGTGCAAATGTTGCGCAATATAGTGCATATTTTGCTCAAATGTGTCAACTGTCAAAATGCACAAAGATTAAGGCATTGGGGAAGAAAATTTTGTGCAAAGTGCTATTACGTGTCCC